AGACCCGCTTCGCTGGTCAGATCAACCCCGCTGAAGGTTGGTGGTGGGCAGGGTGCTACGCTGACCGCTACCATGAGGAGGCAGTCGCTGCCATCCCCACCTTCGGGTGATCTGCCCCCCATCCTAGCACCTAGGCATTTCTCTACACTAACCCCATGACAGACAAGCAACTACAGAAGATCGCAAAGATCAACGGTTGGATTAAACAACGCAACGGGGCAAAGCATCAACTATGGCAGCATCCTAGCGGCAAAATTATAACTTTGCCGTATCGCCCTAAGCAACACACAGCGGTGCTGCTAAGTAAGAAACTAGCAGCGGTCTGACAGTTATACCGAGGGGGCAGTGATTTGCCCCCCTTTGTTGTTACTTAGGGTCGCCAAGCGAAAAGTTTGGGTCCTTCCTAACCTACAAAAGTATCCAGACGACCGATAAATATTTTTGAAAACCCGTGAATTAAAAAAATTCGCCCAGAAAAAAATTATGGAAAAACCCGCGTTTGAAAACTACGATATTATTCTTAATAACTTCGATGCGTTCTGTGATGAATTTGAAACACGCGCCGCTGAGGCATTTCTGAGAGGAGATCAAAATAATGGAAAAATCGTCAGAGGAGCTACAGAGAAACTTGGAGGAAAAACTCCTAGTGCTGTTGCAGAGATTAGAGACGCTGGAGCAGAGGGTTTCAGCACTGGAGAGACCGACAATCGCGTACCGTCGCCCCCAGGCGAGTGAATACGAAACACTGTCAGACACTCTGGATTATCTGCACAATAATGTCGAAGGAATAAAGAGAGATTTAATAAGAGTTGCACAGACGGTATAATGGCAATACCCTTCATAAACATCCTAGCACCCTCATTGGGGGGCATTGGACCAATTCAGTTAAATGACCTAGGAAGGTTAACAAGACTTGCAGGGAACGGTATACCTTTTTATGCTGGTAGATTTTATCCAAAGGACTCAACGGGCATCTGGATTGACAGAGGGAACCTTAGAGACCAGATTGGATTAATTGCCGAGATCCCACCATGGAGATGTTGGGAGTACATTGATCCTACTCAGATCTGGATGCTTGCTGGATCAGAGCAGGAGAAGATTATCTCAACAACTACCAGCATTGCTAGGATTGACTGGTGGCCTAGGGAAGAAGAGGATGGATTGCCAGAAAACCCCCAAGCAGCAAATGGATGGGATTACACTCCCGATGAATGGGAAAAATCCCGTGCCCGTGCAGGATGGGGGTGGGGCAGCACTGGTGCAAATAACATTGGTGCATCCCTTGACATTACCTCTCTGGATCCCCTAGTGGAGGTACAGCAGAATCTTAACATGCCAATCTTGTTAAACCAGTCTGTCGCCATCAGCGGCATTCAGGGGCGATGCTCCGAGTATGCATTCTTCGACCAAGAGTTGAGGTTTATGAATGGTACGGGGTTGAATCAGAGTGCTTTTGAGAATGCTTTTTACTCCGAGAACTATCCAAATGGTTATAGAGATTATTGGAGGTTGCGTTCTGATGGTGCATGGAAGAAACGTAATCAACCTGTTCCAGTGGACTATGATGATGTCGATTGGGGCAACACGCTGCTTGATGAGCGTTTCCAAGGTACTCAGTCTGGTTATATGCCTACTGGATGGGTTCGGGATAGCGCCGACGAGCTTGATTACCTTACAACCGCGATCACCGACCCGTTATTAGCAAATAGGTACGGAACTGAGTTCTGGAATGAGTACACACGTTATAATGAACCAGGAGGCAGCGCACGTATGGGACAATTGTTAGAGATTGTTCCAAGTGCTTTTGATACAGTAGTGTACACAATTAAAGTCTCTTGTGTAACGTTAATCGTTCAAGACCAAACTGATCCTGCTGTAGCAGAAGAACCTTTAGGACCTTATGACGTAACGTTAGGGGAATATCGTCTTAATCTTGCAGATAACCTTATACAGAACTTATTTGCAAATGATTGGTATTTCTATTGGCCAGTAAGGTATGATACAAGGTATGCGGAATTTAGAAATGAGTTCCTTCTAAATAGAGCAGGCATTGCTTTTGAGGGAGCGATTCCCCCATGACAAGACAAATTGGGTTAGCGGGAGTACCATTAAGTCCACATGCTGACCACCAACCACCAATTCCATTACCACCACCTGTTGGTTTTGCTTCTGATGTACTAGTCAACGGTCGTCCAGTGCATCATGTTGGTAATGTCATGATTATTCACCCCATTCCTGGAACTATTCCACCAATTCCCCACATTCCACCTGATGTCATCGTGGAAGGGTTTGGTACGGTCTTCTGTCATGGCACACCTCTAGCTAGGTTCATGAGTAAGTCACAATACGGTTCTCAGGTCATGCAGGGCAGTATTAACGTCTTTGTTAATGGTGGTCTTACAACATGGTTGTCAAGTGGAGGAGAAAATCCAACAGTTAGTGCTCCACCCGAGACAACTGCCTAATTATATGGTATAATATTGAAGTCAATTAATAGAACACTATGGCAAGAGCAAAAGTTGGTCTTAGCGGCAAGAAAGTAATTGAGTCTAAACCCAAGAAGACTCGTCAAGGAAATTCTCAGCATACTCTTTATTCTGCTACTTCACGCAACAAAGCAAAGAAGAAGTATCGCGGGCAAGGCAAATAAATACTCATAGAGATAGCAACCTCTCTAAAAGTTCTGGAAACAGACTTTAGGGAGGTTTTTTCAATGGGACTATTTCCAGTAGACAAAAGTAAAGACTTTATTGAAGAAGGCATGACACTAATCACTGAAACTGACAGTGAAAAGTATCTTAAAGCACATAATAAGATGAAGAGGAAAGAAGAACTGTATCCTCTTCCTGAAGATCGCTATGAGCGTCCATGTGGCGGTCCTGGCGGATTTGACGACTTTGTAGAGCGTTGGCACGAGTGAATAAATAATAGCAGCCTATTGCTGTGTCTAAATGCCAACCTTTCCAACATTCAAAGATTTGAGTGTTACTTTTAAGAAGCATCCTGTCACTGATGATCTTGTATCAGTGAAGGATAAGGCAGCCATTGTGCAGGCAATTTCCAATTTGCTTCTTACTGGAAAGGGAGAAAGACCATTTCAACCAGAGTTGGGATGTGGAATCAGAAATGTTTTGTTTGAACCACTAGATTATGGTTCTGCTGGTATTATCAGATCAGAAATTTCTGAGACATTGAAAAAGTATGAACCCAGAATCAACGTTAGATTTATTCGTGTTGTACCTGATGAGATGAATAACGGATACGAAGTTGAATTGGAATATACTATTATCGGTAGAGATGACACACCAGTAGCTGTAGAATTCTTCCTAGAGCGTACTCGATAATGCCTTACACTCAAGTTGCTAATTTAGACTTTGAAGATATCAAAGCTGCTCTGAAAGATTATCTAAGAGCACAGTCAGATTTTACTGACTATGATTTCGAAGGATCGGCATTATCGACATTGATTGATACTCTTGCCTATAACACCTATTACACGGCGTTTAACACCAATATGGTAGTCAATGAACTATTCATTGATTCTGCCACCTTGAGGGACAACGTAGTAGCGATTGCGAAGCAATTAGGATATAGACCCAAGAGTATCACCGCTCCAACGTCATACATCTCATTTACTGTTAACTTTACCAACCCAGTAACTGAAACTGAACTTCTTTTGAAGAAGGGAACTGGATTTATTGCGAATTACGACAATACGATTTATCAGTATATCGTAATTGATGATGCAAAGGCACAAATCTCAGATCAGAAAGCAATTTTTACAGATGTTCCTATTAGAGAAGGAACTCAACTTATCAATACATTTACAGTTAACACTTCGTTAAAGTCTCAGAGATTTATTCTAGACAATACGAATATTGACACCAATACTATTAGAGTTAAGGTTTATCCAACTGGTGGATCTTTTAATGAACCTTATCTTGTAGCAGACAATATTCTTGGTGTTGATAGCAACTCGAAAATCTTCTTCTTGGAAGAGATTGAAGATGAACGATATGAACTAATGTTTGGCGATGGTGTTCTTGGCAAAAAACTAGAGAACGGTGCTAGGGTAGAGGTCTCTTATCTTAGAACTTCTGGTCCTTCTTCGAATGGTGTCAAGAGTTTTGTATTTTCTGGAGTGCTTGAGTACCTAAGCGGTCTCTCTCCAAATGGATTTAATGTTGTAATCAATTCAACAACACCATCCTCTGGCGGAGAGGAAATGGAATCCACCAAAACTATCAAGTACAACGCCCCTAAGGCATATGGCACCCAGGACCGCGCTGTGACCGCCTCTGACTACGCTTCAATCGTTCGTAAGGTATATCCTGCCACCAGCGACATTATCATCTTTGGAGGCGAAGATCAGGACCCTCCACAGTATGGTAAGGTGTTCATTGTTTTAAAACCACAAGATGCATCTTACTTGACTTCAATAACAAAGCAGCAAATTATTGAAGAATTGAACAAGTATGTTATTGCATCAGTTGAACCAGTCCTCGTCGATCCTTCTATTCTGTTTGTTGAACTAAAAAGTAAAGTTTTTTACAATCGTGATATTACAGATGAAACACCTGCACAGATCAGAGACAAAGTTATTGGATCTGTACAAGAATACATCGACAACTCAGACACCGAAAAGTTTAATGGTAAGTTCAGATACAGTAAATTCGTTGCTGTAATTGATGATGCTGATCGTAGTATCAATTCTAACTTAACAGAAGTAATGATGCGTAAGGATTTTTATCCACAACTAAATTCTACTTTCTATTATGAGATCTGTTTCCAGAACGCATTTGATGAAGAATGTGATGGACCAACTCTGTCTACAACAGCATTTAGAGTAACTGAGTATCCTAATTTTGATGTCTATCTGGAAGATAGGGATGGCAAAATTGTCCTATATAGACTAGACGCTATAACTGGCGAAAAGATTGTCCTCGACAAGGAAGTTGGGGATATTGATTATGCAAAAGGCGAATTGAAAATGTATAAGATGACTATCATCAAAGGTAGTTTCTTTGACAATAGAATTTCAGTTAGAGTAAAACCCTTATCTAATGATATTCAGGCACTCCGCGAGGTTTATCTGGACGTTGACGTAGCGAATTCAAGTTTCACCGCATATAAAGAGTAAGTAAATGGCTGCTGTTAAGACCAAGAGAATTTCAACTCTAATTGAGTCCCAGCTTCCTGAATTCATTGCTACTGAATATGAACTATTTGCTAAGTTCGTTCAGAAGTACTATGAAGCTCAGGAAGTTCAAGGCGGCACGTTGGATATTATTAACAATATCCAAAAATATGCAGATATTGATTTCTACGAGAAAAATCTTCTAAAGCAGAATGATATTCTGACTGCATCTATTACATCTACCGACACTACAATTAGTGTAAGCGATGCATCTTCTTTCCCGAAGAAGAATGGTTATATCAGAATTGGAAGCGAGGTTATCTTCTATGGTTCTAGAAATGATACTCAATTTCTAGAGTGCTCTAGAGGTGTAAGTGGCAATACCAGACTAGGTGATTTATACACCGAGTCAGACTTTAATGGTACTGATGCAGCATTTCATGTATCTGGAGAAAAGGTATATAATGTCAGCAATCTCTTCTTATATGCTTTTGTAAAGAATTTTGAAAATCAATACCTCGGGTCTTTCCCAGAGAAGTATTTGAAAGGTGAAGTTGATAAAAGAACTCTAATCAAGAATATCAACAAATTTTATAAGGCAAAAGGAACTGATAGTTCAATCAAGTTTATTTTCAATACTATCATCTCCCAAGATGTTAGCAACAAACCAGAAGTATACAAACCAAAAGACTTTACTTATAAAGTATCTAAGTCTGATTGGGTCAATGTATATGCATTAAAAGTAAAAGTAATTTCTGGAGATCCTTACAGTCTTATTGGTAAGAAAGTCATTCAAGAAGAAACAAATGAGTATGGATATGTTTCTGCTACTGTTGACAATGTAAGACAAGAAGGAAAATTTGACGGCGAAAGAATCTGGAATATTATTCTAGCACCAGAAACTGTTACAGGTGAATTTGCAGTATCGACTAAGACCAGATTAGAAAGAACTCTATCTCAGACAGATGGAGTTGGAAAAAGAATTGATGTCGCTTCCACTATTGGTTGGGATAAGACAGGAGAAGTCTTAATTGGTGAAGAAGTCATCAAATTTAGTGAAAAGAATGTTACTCAATTTTATATTGAGAGAAGGGGCGATATTACATACAATCACGAAGTAGGAGCACCAGTATACAAACCAGTAGTAATTTCTGGTTCTGATGTACAACTTCTAACCCTTGGCGTTGTATACAATTTTGAGATTACGGATTCTCATCCATATTCATCACCAGAAGATCAAATTCAAATTTCAACTCCTGGTTTCCAAACTGCAGATCCAAAAATTGTTAAAACTGGTACAAATCAATCCAGATGGATTTTAAATCAGGGTCTTCCAATTAATGCACCAACTGCACAAACCGTTGTGCAACAGTTGGGTCAAACTTCTACTGACGTATCTGCAATTTTTGAAGATGATCAATACTACTATATTACTACTTCTGGATATCCTTCACATAAAATTTTAGAGGGTTCTGCTGTAGATCAGTTAGTAGAAGATCAAAAACTACTACGTATTATTAGAAAACAATCTACGAGAACTACAGAAAAATATAGTACTCCAAAAGCAGACGTTGGTATCCTTCTTAACGGCGTTAGAGTTTATGGACATAGAGATCCAGAAAGTATTAGATATGGTAGATTAGAACAAATCGTCCCCCTGAATCAAGGATCTGGATATGCCAAACCTCCATTTGTTCTAATTGATGGAGCTCCAAATAAAGCAAGAGCAGTTTTATCTGGTTCTGTTGTAGAAAGGTATATTGTAGACACCAAGAGTTTGTTCCCAAGAACTCCTACTGTTGAAGTTACATCTGGCAGAGGAGCATCTGTTCGTGCTGTTGTAACAGGTGATAAGATTACAAGTCTAATTATCGATGAACCAGGAGAGTATTATTCATCTCCACCTATTGTCAGGATTACTGACAATAATGGTAAAGGTAGATTTGCTGAGTATAATGCAATCGTCGATACATCAGGTAGATTAACTGGATTTGAAAAACTTGCAGAAGGAAACTTCTACAATCAGCAAACAGTGTCTGTTGAGATCATTGCAGTTGGTAGAGGAGCTGTTGGAGAACCTTTACTAAAAGAGTGGAACTACAATAGATACGAAAAATTAAAAAATTCTCTAGATCCAGAGAATGGATATCTTTTCAAGAAC